ATTGATTAGATTGGAAAACAGGTGTAGATGAAGTAGCACCAATACAATTTACTACTGATAATTGTGCTGAATTAGCACTTGCTGAAATTGTATAATTTTGTTGAAAACCAGCACAATATGTAATCATAGTGGAAGAAGTAGCAGTATATATTTGATTTATACCTGTTCCAGTCATTAACACAAAACTTCCATTAGCACTAATAGTCCCAACATTTAAAGGAGGTGATGAACCTAAACCACTTTTAACAACATTAGTTTTAGATGCGGTTGGTGTAGTCATTATCCAAGTATAAGCAGACCACGAAGGATAAGTTGTAAAATTCCAAGAAGTAGTATTTGTTCCAGCATCATAACTTGACGAAGAAGCAATTGTAGTTTGTGTTAATGCTCCACTTGAACCATTAGAAATAGCACTAATTTTACCATTAGCATCAATAGTCATATTTGTATTCGTATAAGTCCCTGCAACACCACCTGTATAAGCAGAAGTCATAGAAGTAGTAGCAAATCCTAAACTTCCAAGATTAGTAATATTTAAACCTCCTGCTCCATTACCTGCTCCTAATACTTGTGATAAGGCAGGAATTGTTTGAATAGGAGGATATGGTGAGGAATTGATTGTTATTACATCTAAATTATTTAAATTAGTAATGTTTAAACCACCTGCGTCATCACCAGCAGTCAAAACTTCTGTAAGAGTATTTGAACTACCAGCAATAATAGCAGATTGAACCCACGCAGTAGTAGGTATTTTTGTTGAACTATCAGTTGAAGCAGGTATTACTCCTGATGAAGTTGGAAGTGAAGCATTAGTGAATGTTGCTACACCTGCTACATTTATTGCCTGTAAATTTTCTGTTCCCTGTGCTACTGGAAACCTTAAATATCTTTTATCTGCTTCACTTTGTGTCAGCGTAGCATCAGCACTTTCAAAAAAGACTGGATTAAAAATCGTAATCGGTTCAATATTACTTGGTGGAGTATAAGTTGCCATTTATATAATACATTTAGAAAATTTTTTAAAAGTTTATAATATTTTATATTTATATACTATAAGATGCCTCCTAAAAAGAAGAAAGAAGCGGAATTAATCAATTGGTATGATGTAATCCCTAAAAAATTTCTATTAGCACAACATAACCCTAATTTTGAAGTCCATAAAATAAAAATCCCATTTCGTATGCTAATCATAGGTTCATCAGGAGCAGGAAAAACTCAAACTCTCCTAAATATAATCCATAATTTTAACAATACATTTAATAATATAGTAATAATCACAAAAAACAAAGATGAACCATTATACAACTATTTAGAAGATAAACTAAAAGATGGTGTGGATATAAGAGAAGGTATTACTAATGCTCCTAATCTAGATGACTTCGATAAAGAAGACCAATCCTTAATTGTAATGGACGATTTAGTTTTAGAGAAAAATCAAACAGCATTAGAACAATATTTCATAAGAGCAAGAAAATTAAATTGCAGTTTGATATATATTAGTCAGTCATATTATCGTGTTCCAAGAATTATTAGACAGAATTTAAATTACCTGATAGTTAAACAATTAAGTTCAATACGAGATTTACATAGAATTATGAGTGAATATAGTTTAGGTGTTGATAAAGAAGAATTAGACGCTATGTATAAAGACGCTACAAAGGAGAAGAAAGATTTTCTATTAGTGGATATGGACGGCGAAATGAAGGATAGATTTAGAAAGAATTTTAATGATATATATGATTTAGAAAATTAATGAATTATTACGAATTTTTTATAATTTCACATAATTTAACACCTTTGGTAAAAATATTATGTTATTATATATTATAAAATGTTTGGTAAAGCAAGAAGTAAAGCAGAACTTCAACAATTGAAGAATGAGTATTTAGCGAACCTCCAAGTAGAGATTGAGAATCAAAATGTTCTTGAAAAGAAGATTAGAAAACCTGATGAAGCACCTCCTGTTCCTCCTCAATATAAAACAGAAGCGGAATTGAGAGCAGATATTCAGGCAATAGATAATGAACTTATCCAAACTATGATGAATGATATAGGTTATGGATATACATCTGTTATAGAAGCAATAGGAGATATAGCAACAGACGATAAAATTAAATTACTCGCATTATATCCTCAATTTAAAGCAACAATAGCAAAAGATGGTATTAAATCAAGATTGAAATTGCTTTCACCTGCATTTATCAATCAAAAGATTAAACAATTTATACAGATGACAAATAAATCACAAGGCACAACAAATTTAGCAGGTGTTCCAGCAACAATAGAAGAATTACAGGAAATGATGCCGACAGAAGATAATATCATACTAACACTAAAAACAATTTCTAATCCAACTATTATTAGTTTGGTTGGTGCTAAAAGATTCGCAGTTATTGATAAGTATTTAAGAAAGTATTTGGGTATATTTCCTTCATTAGACCAAATTAATAGTTTTAAAACTTCTAAATTAAATAATACGACAAGAACAATATTAGCAGGAGATTTGGGGAGATTAATGCTTGACTATAAGATGATTACATTACAAGATTTAGATGCTATAAGGAGTGGAGTAGTTGAGTTAATTAATACAGGAGAAGAAGACCAAGTTGGAGATTTTATTGAAGGAAAACTTGGAGGTGCAGATGATAAAGCATTAAAACTATTTGCTTCAAATTGGAAAACAACACTTGCTACTGCTGGTGGTGAGAATCTACCTGACACTACTGATTTAGAAGAAATTTCAACAGATTTTGGTGCATTATCAGGTAGTCAAATAGAAGCAAACGCTGAATATTTAAAAAGTTTTAAGAATCAACAAGACAATCTAACAATTAAGAGGGATAGTAAAGGTAATATATATCAAAAAGTTAGAACAAATGTTGATGATGAAAATTCTACTATTGCTACTCGTATGGGTGAAGATATTAGAAGTTTGGCAGAATTTGGTGGTGATGAAGAATCACAATCATTAGCAGACGATTTAAATTCGGTATTAAGTGAAAGACCTGCTTATGCTTCAAGATTACAAGTATTAGAAAGAAGAATATTAAATGATGCTGGATATAGAAGCGTTGATGATATAAGAGACCAAAATGAAGCGAGAGCATTATTATCAGTTTTACATTCTCAATTCAATACCGATTTAGAAGAAAATGTAGGAATGACTATTGAGGAAATAGAAGAAGATGAATATGGTAATGTATTAAACCAACAATCAGTATTAGCAAGAGAAAGAAGTGGAATGGAGCAAGAGGATATGGATATTATTCAAACAAAAACTATAAGACGAGGATTGGAAAATTTATCAGCAGAAATGATGGAGCAAATGAGTAGAGGTGATACTCCAAGAATAAGAAGACAATCAGTTTATGAATATGATGATACACCACTTGAACCGAGAAGAGAATCTGTATCATTAGAACCTCAATTATCATCACAAGAAAGAGGACAATTAATTAGTAATGTGTTTGATGAAATAGAGTCTCCTATTAGTCAAGATGCTATTGAAGGTGTTTTAAGAAATGTAGATGGAAGGGTAAGAGATTTAGTTTCTGCTGTAAAAGTAAAAGATATTCAACCAATAGTAGATTTAATATATCAATACGCAAATTTAAATTATGGAGTGAAATTAGGTCTTCCTCCTGTATTTAATTCTGCGATTACTACTAAAAGACAAATACACGCTATGATAATGGATAGAGTAATTAAACCTGTAATTGAAAGTAATCTTATGTATAATCCTGATGATATGAGGTTATTTAATCCTGCTGATTATGAGGAGACAAGAGATAAAAGAGGTCTTGAAGGATTTGGTATGAAGAATGCGAACAAATTAGCAAAAGCATCAGTAAGTAAATTAGCATCTATGAATAAACCATCTATGAAAGTAGCGAATAAATTAGCAAAAGAATCTGTATCTCAATTAGCATCAGGAAGAATATCGGTTAAAAAATTAGTAGGAAGAGGCATAGCAGTAGAAAATCAACCAACATATAAACAATTTGGAAAATATGTGATGCATTATCCTCACCTTATTAATAGTAATGTGTTTAATGTTAAGTATCCAAGTTTAGGTTCTATTCCTGCTATTAAACCAAAGACCATTACAGATGATTACAAAGATTTTGTTTTAGACATATTTGATACAGGTAAAATGAATGAGCGATTATTCAATATTCTTGATAATGATGAAAAAACTCACTTCCATAAGGTTTGTAAAGGAGCAGGACTTCTTGAATTATTTAAATTGAAGAAAAGTGATACAGGAGAAGAGAAAGATGATTTAGATAGATTCAATCTTTTAAAAGGTTCATTTATAGCAGGTAATAATGGTGAGAGTGTTATAAGAGAATTAAGAAGTCTTATTACCAAGTTCATTCACGAAGGAAGAATTACAAAAAATGAAGGATTATCCTTATTAATGGAAATAAAATAATTTTTTATAAAGTTTAGGAAATTTTTATATTATGATATTATATAATATGAAAACACTCATTTTAAACTCAACAAGTGTCGTAGCAGGTAGTGATAATACCGCATTCAAATATGTATTTCCAAATGGAGGTTATAATTTTAAAGATGATTATATTGCGGTTCAAGAAGTCTCAATTTATTTTAGTGCTTTCAATATAACAACTGCTTATAATAATAATAGTTTTAGTTATATTTGGGTTGATGGAACAACTCATCTTATCACAATTCCTGATGGTTATTACTCTATAAAAACTTTAAACGAATTTTTACAATTTACTATGATTGCTAATACACATTATTTAGTTGATACTGCTGGTGATTATGTTTATCTATTAGAGATGCTTGTTAATGAACCTCAATATGCAGTCCAATTAAACGAATATTTAATTTCTGTTGCTATTGCTACTACTAATTCTTGGTCTTTACCAGCAGGTGCTACTTGGGTTCTACCAACCAATCCTATCTTACCATACTTCATAATACCAGCAACTGATATAACTAAAACAATAGGTTTTACAGCAGGTCAATATCCAGCAGGTGTTATAGCAGGAGTTCCACCAGCACAAACGCAGACACCATCATTCGCAAGTAGTCAATCTCAACTTTCTTCAACAGCACCACAGATTACGCCATATAGTTCTTTCCTTATGTTTTGTAGTTTAGTAAATAATAGAGCAGTAATTCCAAGTCAATTGATTTTCTCATTTACCCCAAGTGATGTAGTGTTTGGAGGTTTAAGTTCATATCAAGTAAGCGAATTAGCGTGGATTAAAATAGAAGAAGGTCAATACAACGAATTTATATGTGAATTTAGAGACCAACTTGGAAATAGAGTTAAATTTCAAGACCCTAATACTTTGATTACTCTTGTTGTAAAAAATAAATATGAAGGAATTTAGAATTATAATCTTTTAGTAATATATAAAATGAGGATTGTCTTACCAAGAAATTCTATTCACAACTCAAATGTTATGCGAGTAGGTGGTGCAGTATTACCTATGAAATCAAGAACATCAACAGCAGGAAAAGGAATGACAAAAGAATTCTATGAAAAAACTGATGTAAAACACCCATATCAAACATTTAGCGAAAAGTCAAATAAAAAGAATATGTTGGAAAGTGTGAAGATAAAGTCATCAAATCCAAAGAAATATATATCGTTTAATGTGTAATCAATAAAATTTAGAAAAAATTGAATTATTTTAGGAAAATTATTATCTTAATATAATTTATAATATGGCAGATAATCTCGTCTTTGAAGAAAGCGTCCAATCCGTAGTGGATACACAAGATTTTATATCTAAAAGATGGTTGTATGTAAATGACAACAATAATGGTAATTATAGTTCGCAGGTCGTGATTGACTCTACACCTTTAAGTAATGCTGGTGGGTGGATTAACTGGAATGAGGGTTATATAATGATGCCTTTGGTCGCACAATTAACAAGTGCTACTGCTGGTAATATTGTGGCAAACTCTGTAAATCCTCTTCACACTTGGGCGTTTAAGAATGGTTTTTGGCACATCATTAATAGTATGACTATTGAATTTAACAATCAAAATGTGGTTCAGCAAACTCCATTTACAAATGTTTTTAGAAGTTTTAAAGCGATGACTTCTTTTAGCAAAGATGATGTAAAGAATCACGGAGCAGAAATTGGATTTTTTCCTGATAATGCTGGTTCTTGGAATTATGATGTTGATGATGGAACTGCTGTTGGTTCTGTCCCTAATGGTCGTGGTTTATCTAATAATAGAAATGCTCCTAATCCTGTTGGTCTTTCTGCTATTGTTGGAACTGAAATCGCTGTCGCCACAGCACAAGTCGCTCACTATTCGGTTTCACCTGCATCAGGTCTAATTGGAAATAAAACCGCTGTCGCATCAGGAACAGCAAATCCTACTTCTTCTCCTTTCTGTCAATATGCTTATAATGATGGTCTTTTATGTCGTCAGGAATGGGTTGGTTATTGTCCTACTGCTGGTAGTGTTGCTACTTCACAGGGTCTAATTAACGGACAAGCAACTTGTGATTCTGTCTATCGTTCAAACGCAAAGGTTGCTACTGGTTGTGCTACTTGGCAAATATACGCTAAATTGAGATTGAAGGATTTACACGATTATTTTGATAAGATGCCTCTTCTTAAAGGTTCTACTATTCGTTTTTACTTGAATACAAATCAAACTATTTCTACATTTAGTGTGGTTGCTCCTACTAATGCTACTGCTACTACTGGTGCTACAACTGGTGGTAATCTTTTACTAACTTCTGCTCCTTCTATTAATGGTGGTCTATCGTGTCCTTTCGTTATTGCTTCTAATGATGTGGGTCAAGGTTGTAGTGGTTTGACTGCTGATACATATCAGTTGTCTCTATCTATTTACCAAAATCAATTCACACAAACAAACGCTAATACTGCTGATGGTAAATCTAAACTTTCATCTGTTCGTTTGTATGCTCCTGTTTATAAATTTACTCCTTTGAAAGAACAACAATATCTTTCTCTTGCTCCTACCAAGAAGGTTAAGTATTGTGATATTTTCCAATATCAGTTTAACGATGTTGCTGGTGGAAGTCCTTTTAACTTTTTAGTTTCTAATGGAATTTCAAATATTAAGAGCGTTCTTGTAGTCCCATTTATTTCTAAATCCGCCAATCTTTGTATTGGAACTTCTGCTACTGGAATTTCAACAATTACTTCTCCATTTTCTACATCAGGTGCAACTCCTGACCCAATTACTTTAACAAACTTTAATATTTTAGTAAGTGGTGTTAATTTATTTATGAATAATGAGATGTATGATTTTGAGGCATTTACTCACGAATTATCTCAATCTAATCAGTTGAACGGAGGTCTAACTACTGGTCTAACATCAGGTCTTATCTCGCAAGAAGATTTCAGTCGTGGTATGAGATATTATTACGGAAACTGCTCTCGTATTCTCCCAGCAGAAGCAGGAGTTAGTCGTTCAGTCCAAATTGTAGGCACAAATTCTTCTCTTGTTTCAACAGACCTAATGGTGTTTGTGGAATTTGAGCGTGAGATGGTAATTGACCTCACCACAGGTGCAAGAATTCAGTAAATAAATTTAATACGAATTTGATAATAAAATAATCAGGTAATGATAATATTACATAATTATTTAGCGTAAAATTAAAATGTTTAGATATATTATAAAAGATGTATATTCCTCATCAAATTCACTTAACGCCTATTCAGGCACATAAACTTATGAGCGGTGGAGCAATTAATATTCCTGTTAGACAAATGGGAAGCGATAAAGGAAGCGAAGTTGTTTTATTTAAAGCACCTAATGCTAAAAAACTAATGAGTGGTTTTAAAAGAAATAAAGGAGTTAGGATTATGATGTCTCCTGACGAAATTGAAGCAACTATGATGAAAGGTTCAGGAATCAATATCGGTAAAGCATTTAAGAAACTTGGTAAAGATATTAAGTCAGGTGCGAACAAAGCAATTAAATTTGTAGATAAAGAAGTTATTAAACCTGCTGGAAAAGCATTAACCTCAAAAGATGCTATGAATGTGTATAAACAAATTGGAAAACACGCAATAGAGGAGGGAATACCTGTTGCTACTACTCTTGCTTCTATGGCATTAGGAGACCCTACTGGAATGTCAGGTGCTGTTGTTGGTAATATTGCTTCAAAATACGCAAGTGATGCTTACTCAAATAAGGTGGGAGCAGGTTTAAGAGGAATGTCTCCTGCTGATGCGAGAAAAGAGTATATGAAAATTATCCGTTCTATGAGAGGTATGAGTGAAGCAGAAAAGAATCAAATTAAGGGTTCAGGTTTCTTTCAAACTCTTAAAAAATTTACAGGTATAGGAAAAAAGCAGTTTGTTAGTGGAGCAAAGAAAGTTGGGAAACACGCTATTAGTATAGGAGCAACCGCAGTAGGAACGGCAATTGGTGCTTATACTGGAAACCCTGTTGCTGGTGCTATGTTAGGTGAAACATTAGGAAGAGCAGGAAGTAGTATGGTTGATAGTATTCAACCTGCGAAAGGTAAAATGGGTATTAAATTTGACCCTAAATCAGGTCTTAAATCATTAAAACAAGATGCAAAAATGTATGCGGTTGAAGCACTTGATAGAGAAATTGATAAACTACCACCACAATATAGAGGTATAGCACAAGATACACTTGCTGGAAAATATCCTGATGCTGAAAGTTTAATTTATGATGTTGGTTCTACTTATGCGAAGGATTCATTTGATTTATCTAAAATGGGTCTTGGTATGAGACGAGTTAAGAAAGGTCGTGGTGCTACTCAATCACAAGCATTCAAACAAGCACTTAAAAATAACTACGGAGGATTAAAATTGACTAATGCTATTATGGATAATGTATCTGTTGCTGATGCTGAAAGAATGGGAGCGAGAATGAGTGCTAATGTTAAACCAAGTCAAATTGAAACGCCAAGTGATTATGGTTTTATGTCTCCTTATCAAAGAATGGATAGTCCTGCTATGAATCCGTTTGTGCCAACAACTTATTTACAGCAAGGAGGAACTGACAGCGGATATGGTGGTATATCACAAAGTCAATTGAATAAACTTGTTGGTAGTGGTCTATATTATGGAGGAAGAGGATTATATTAATTTCTAATTATATGATATAAATGCTTCAAAATTTAATAAACGATATGTTTAGCATAAATAAAGAAGTGAATGTGGAGGTTAAAATTCAAGGAGGTTGTCGTCCAAGTTCTCTTACCATAGATGCAGTCAAGAATCCTGCTTATAAAAGTATTAATAGTTCGCAGACCATAAATGCTGTCGTAGTAGTTGATAAAAAGTAAAATATGTATTTTCAGTAATATATATTTTAGGAATTATTTAGGAATATTTGAAATTTTTTTCTCAATATAGTATATAAAATGTCTTCCAAACCTGTTGTCGTCGTCCCTCGCTGTGAAACCTGTAATGGTAAATTTTTTTTAAAGGAGAAAGTATTTTGTGTTGAATGTAATGCAAAAATCCACTATGATTGTGCTGTGTATGAATATGATGATAGTAATGAATTTATGTTATGCTTGGATTGTTATAAAAATTCAAAAATAGAAAAAGCATTAGCAAGAGATGGTATAATAATGAAAGTAGAAGGTGATGATGATTGTAGGGCGTTTATTGGAAAATCATTTTGGGATAAAGAAACTTGGGATAAAGAATTACATATAGACGATGAATGTGAGATTGATTTAGGGGTAGAAGAAATTTATGAAGATGATGCTTGTAAGTTTTGTGGTTGGAGAAGTGAATACGAGCAGTCTCATATTGATTATGGAAATTTTAATTGTGGGTATATTATAGTTAATTATGATTTAAATATTGTAGATGGAAATTTAGAATGGACTAAAAAAGATGAACCTGATTGTGCTTTCGGTTATTGTAAAGAAAAATTATATAATCGTGGTTGCTTGAAAGGATATGAAAAATTATGGAATTGTGAAGAATGTAAAGTAGCATCAGGGTTGGTAAAAATTGAATGTTGTAGAATAAATAGAAATGGAGAAAAATGTGATGAAAGTGCTTTGTATAATGCTGAATATTGTAGGAGATGTATGGAGATAGAAAGTGGAATGTATAATGAAGACGAATAAAAATAAAATCTTATGTTATTGTATAATATATGATTACAAACTTTGATATAGAAGAATTAAGTAGTAGATTGAATCTTCCATTAATAGGTATAGTAAATAAAGATAGATTAGATACATTACCAAAGGATTTAGGGTCATATTATATTAATATGCAAAATTACGATGCTGGTGAAGGGACTCACTGGGTCTATGCTCGGTTATATTGTGATGCTGATAGAGATAGTGATAATGATGATGAATATCGTGTTGTTAAGTGTTTATACTTTGACCCTTTTGGACTTGATATGCCGAAAGAAGTTGAAGATTATTTTAAAGAATTTAAACCAATAGCATATAGTAAAAAACAAATACAAAATATTAGAAGTAGTCAGTGTGGTTGGTATTGTGTAGCGTGTGATTATGATTTGACTCATAGACATATTAACGATACATATTTAAAAGACTATGAAGATTTCTTGGAAATATGGAGTGATAAACCTGATGAAAATTTAAGATTATTGAAAGAGTATTTTAAACCCCTATAAATTCTATATTTAGGAATTATTTTCTTTATATAGTATATAAATGGATTACACCAAAAATTATGTGCTTACTGACGAACAAGTCCAACACTTGATAAAAAATAAGATTATAAATCCTTTTGTTCCAAAGGGTGCAGATGGTATGACACCTATTTATGTATTGAAACAGGAAGATATAAAATTAATTGGTGAAGGTGGATTAGGTTCAGGAAAGAAACTTAAATTAAGTGAAGAAGAAAAGAAAGCAAGACGCAAAGAGCAGTTGAAAAACGCACAAAGAGTTTATCGTGAAGGTAATAGAGAAAATTATAATAAAAAACAAAATGACTACTATTATGCTATGAAAGAAGATGATGCTAAATATAATAATTGGAAAGAAAAAATGATGGCGGTAAATATTAACTATCGTGCAAAAAGGAAACTACAAACAGGACAGACGAAGATGGTAAAAGATATTGAGAAAGAATTGAAAAAAGAATGGAAAGAAAAGAATAAAGGAAAGGCAGGAAGACCAAAGAAAAATGAACCAAAAGTTAAAAAGGAAATGGATAAGATTTGGTTTGAAGCAGAGAAACAAAAAAGAGTTCAAGAAAAATTAGAGAAATTAGGAAAAGACTTTGTTATACCGAAACAGAAGACAGATAAATTTGATACAGAAGGAAGACCTGTTTATAAAAAATTTGAAATTGATTTGAAGAAAGACCCTATTTACCCTTACATAGGTGATAAAGATTATGACTATAAGAAGAGTGGATTTGCACCTCCTGAAAATCCTGAACCATATACCATAGCAGACTATGCTGAATATAAAGCAACTAAAATTATACCAAAGCATTTGAAGAAAGAAATTAAGAAAAAGAAAGAAAAGGAAAATATTGTGATGAGTATTGTAGAGGAAGAAGTTAAACCTGAAAAGAAAGAAAAGGTTATTAGTAAGGAAGATGCTGAAATAAAATTATTAAAACAATTTAGTAAAGACACTAATTATCAAGCAAACTTTAATTCACAAACTATTAGAGATATTGTGTTTAAAGGTAATACATTTAAAGAATGGTATGCGAAAAATAGTTAGACCATATATGGTTTGTAAAAAGAATGCTGTGCTATATATTATACAATTATGCTGTGTAATATATAACTAAATAAGAGTGAATAAGAGTTTAGAGTATATATGGATTTAATAGATTTTGATATTCAAATTAATTGAATTTCTAATTTCCAATTTATTTAGGAATATTATCTAAATATAGTATATAAAATGAGTATTAATAGCGATGCCCTCAAAGTTGCCCTCAAAGGTCTTAATATTCCATTTGGAAAGCAGATTAGGTTTGAAAGTGTAGCGAAAGCATTAAATTATGTCCCAAAGAAGATGGTTAAAGGTAAGGAAACCAAACAAGCATTAAAAGTAGGAGGTCAAAAATATAAGGAGGCAGTCTATAATGAAGTCATTAGAAGAAGAAAGGAAAAACAAGGTAAGATTAAGAAGACAACAGAAAGTTCAATAGAAGTAAAAAACCCTATCTCGTTAAAAGGTAAGAAACTTGTAGAAAGTTTAATGAATAAGAAATTCACCAAGTGGAACTTTAATTATAATGGAATAGATAATGAAGAAGACTTCTATAACACAATTAAGAATGAAGTAGAT